GTATGACGTATGCGACAAGACTGACTCTTCGTTGCAGCAGTTGATCGACAACATCGTCGAACTGTATTTGACAACGCTCTACAAGCTCAAATTCTTGGGGTAACTGATGGAAATGCTCAATCCGTGCATCGGCACGCAACTCGGCCCCAAGACGGTCGCCTACACCGGCACGGCTGGCTCCACAGGCACCTGGCCTGCTGGGCCTCAAGGCGTGGTGGTGACGGTCACCTCGGCGGCGTATGTGCTGGTGGGTGAGGGCGTGACTGCCTCGGCAACCAACGGGACGTATGTGCCTGCGAACGTGGCCATTCCGTTCAAGATTCCGACTGGCACTGGCGCACCTTGGCAGGTCAGCGCAATCCAAGTGTCCGCTGTTGGTGACCTCTACGCAAGACCGGTGAACAAGCAATGAGCTTCCTTGGCGCCCAGAACAGCATCGCCTTGGGCGTCCAGGGGCTGATCCATATTGACACGGGAGTTGTTGGTAGCGCGGACTACCTGCTAGCCAAATCCCTGCGCTTCCGGTCTAGTGCGAGTGCGTACCTGAACAGGACGTTTGGGACTCCTACCAATAACATCAAGTGGACTTGGAGTGCTTGGGTTAAACGAGGGAAATTAGGTTCTGCGGGCGTATTGTTTCAAGGATACTCTTCGTTATCAAACAGAACTGCACTTCAATTTAACTCGTCAGACCAACTAGTTTTTAACGGAAGCGTTGCAACAGCAACAACTACGGCAGTATTTCGTGACCCAGCAGCTTGGTATCACATTGTCTGTGTTTACGATAGCGCAAACGCAACCGCCGCAAACAGGTTGCTTCTGTACGTTAATGGCACTGTGCAAACAGTTACGGGGACTCAACCCACCGCCAGTCAAGTTGAATACATAAACGGCGCTTGGTTGCATTACATATCCACAGGGTATAGTGGTGCTTTTGAGTACCTTGATGAAGACTTGGCAGAAATCAACTTCGTAGACGGTCAAGCCCTAGCCCCCACAGCCTTCGGTGCATCCAGCATCTACAACCAGTGGTTACCCATCCGATACGCCGGGACATACGGGACCAATGGGTTCTACCTACCATTTACGAACACCGCCAGCACATCCACCCTGGTAGCAGACTCCAGCGGCAACGCCAACAACTGGACACCGAACAACATCAGCCTCACTGCCGGGTCCACATACGACTCACTGACTGATGTGCCGACACTGACCTCGACTACGGTTGCGAATTATGCTGTGTTGAACGCGCTAGCTCCTGTTGGTGGAACATTTAGCAGCGCCAATTTACAATACGCCGGCCCTACTGCTTGGCGCATTGTACCCGCCACAATGGCTATGAACGGGAGCTATTACGCTGAAGCAACTCTATTGGCAAATGCTGGCGCACATGCTCTTGGCAATACCTACGCGGCATTTGGGGTTGCAACAATATCAATAGATGTAATTAATGCTCCAGGGATTGCTAATACATTAACTGTGTATGATACAGGGTATGTGTATAACCAAACAGTCCAAGCAACTGACATTGGGTCTAGTTTTGTTCTTGGCAATGTAATCGGCATTGCCTTTAACTCTAGCACTGGCGCGTTTACCATATACAAAAATAACGTCTCTGTGTCTACAGGAACATTCTCCGCAACAGGGCCGTTTACCTTTATATACGCTTCGTATGACGGTTCCGGTGGCCAGATGGCAATGAATTTTGGTCAACGACCCTTCACCTACGCCCCGCCCAGCGGTTTCCTCCCCCTCAACACGTTCAACATCTAATCATGGCAACTACATTTGCAGTACCAGATGGGCGGGTGGCGATGGCTGCTACGCTGTATACGGGGAATGGGTCCTACCCAAGGACTATAGCTAACACCGTAAATACGGTTTCATTTCAGCCAGATTTTGTGTGGGTCAAAGCTAGAAATCAGGCGTACGGAAACATACTTTATGATTCTGTTCGTGGCCCCGGAGCTACTAAAAGTTTAACCTCCCAAAACACTGATGTTGAGGGCGCTTCATCCGCAAATACAAATCTGAGTGCTTTTGCGTCAACGGGGTTCACGGTTGATACTACCAGCAGTGTCAACGTCCTTAATGAGAATGCAACCACCTTCGTCGGTTGGCAATGGAAAGCCGGTGGCACAGCGGTCAGCAACATTGAGGGGACTATCACCTCGTCGGTGAGTGCAAACACCACTGCTGGGTTCTCTGTTGTGACGTACACGGGCACAGGGGCTACAGGCACTGTAGGGCACGGACTAGGTGTTGCGCCTTCGCTTATCATAGTTAAAGCAAGATCAAGTGCGGCACCGTGGCCTGTATATTCGGTAACACTTGGTATTAGCCAATACCTTGAATTAAGCAGCAATATTGCAGCAGGATCAATTTCAAATTATTGGGGCGCTAGTTCTCCAACCTCTACCGTATTTGGCTTACCTAATGCTAGCTTCAACAATAATATATCTGCCGCTACTTACGTCGCATACTGCTGGGCACCTATTGCAGGTTACAGCGCATTTGGGTCATACACGGGCAATGGTAGTGCGGATGGTCCGTTTATCTACACTGGGTTTAGGCCACGGTACTTTCTTACCAAACGAACTGATTTGGCCGGCACTAGATGGATTGTAATGGACACATCTAGAAACTTAACAAATGTTGCTGATTTAACTTTAGCTCCTAATGCTTCTAACGCCGAATTAAATAACTCACCGTATTGGTTATTAGATTTTTTATCTAACGGGTTTAAGATTCGTGGGTATCAATCTGGTGATTCTGAATGGAACGTACCCGGCGCAAACTTTATCTACGCAGCCTTCGCCGAAAATCCGCTGAAGTACGCAAACGCAAGATAACCGTACTGGTGCGGCTCACCAGGGAATCGAAGGATTCACACAATGTCTGAAGAAGTACTAGCGGAAGTACCCGCGCCGGAACAGGAAGCCACGGCGGCACCTGAACCCGTAGAAGCACAGCCGGTAAAGGCGTTCACTCAAGAAGAGTTGGATGCCGCGATAGGAAAGAGGCTCGCACGCGAGCAACGAAAGTGGGAACGAGAGCGGGTTGTTACAGCCCCTGTCGTCGCTGCTGATCCCAGACCAGAGCAGTTTGACTCGACTGAATCCTACGCCGATGCATTGGCGATGAAGAAGGCCGAGCAGCTACTCTACGAACGGGATGTGCAGCGCCAGCAGACAGAAGTTCTCGGTGCTTATCACGACAGGGAAGAAGAGGCGCGGAACAAGTACGATGACTTTGAACAGGTCGCGTACAATCCAAGCCTCAAGATCACGACCGTGATGGCGCAGACGATCCAATCGTCGGATATTGGCCCTGATGTAGCCTACTACCTTGGTGCCAACCCGAAAGAAGCAGATCGTATTTCCCGCTTGGCGCCTTATGTGCAAGCCAAAGAGATCGGACGTATCGAGGCCAAACTGGCCTCGGAACCGATGGTCAAAAAGACTTCTAGTGCTCCACCGCCTTTTACGCCTGTCACGCCTAGCAGCAAGGGCGCATCGACCTACGATACGACTGATCCCCGCTCCATCAAGTCGATGAGCACTTCAGAATGGATCGCAGCCGACCGCGCTCGACAAGTGAAGAAGATGGAAGCCCGCCTCCGCTAACTTTTTTAAGGATTCAAAGTGTCAAACAGCATTCTTACCATTGACATGATCACCAGGAAGGCTCTCGAAATTCTCGAGAACAACCTGGTGCTCACCCGCAACGTCAACCGCCAATACGACGATTCGTTCGCCGTTGAAGGTGCAAAGATTGGCTCCACCCTGCGCATTCGTCTGCCCGACCGTGCTCTGGTGACCGATGGCGCCGCCCTGCAAGTCCAGGACGACAACGAGCAGTTCACCACGCTGACGGTCGCAAGCCAGAAGCACATCGGTGTCAACTTCACCTCTGCTGAACTGACCATGCAGTTGGACGACTTTGCGGAACGGGTTCTCAAACCCCGTATCTCGCAGTTGGCCTCCAGCATCGATGCCGATGTCGCCAACTCCTACAAGTCGATCTTCTCGACTGTCGGCACGCCTGGCACCACGCCGTCCACCTCGCTGGTCCTGTTGCAAGGCAACCAGAAGCTGAACGAGTATGCAGCGCCAATGAACGATCGCTACGCAACGGTGAACCCTGCTGCCAATGCGAATTTGGTCGAGGGCATGAAGGGCTTCTTCAACCCGACGTCTACTATCAGCCGGCAGTTCACCGCAGGCATGATGGGCACTGGCGTTCTGGGCTACGACGAAGTCAACATGTCGCAGTCGATTGGAAACCACACCACGGGCACCCGCTTGACTACGGACACGATCCTTGTCAATGGCGCTGTCAGCACCCAAGGTCAGGCCACTATCAGCATTGACGGCGGTACTGGTTCGGCCACGGTTACTGTTGGGGATGTGTTCACAATTGCTGGTGTGTACAGCGTCAACCCGCAAACCCGCCAGTCGACCGGCAGTTTGCAGCAATTCGTTGTGACCGCAGCCAACACGGCGTCTAGTGGTTCTTGGACTAGCATTGCGGTTTCACCCGCCATGTACACCTCCAGCAATGCTCTGGCGACCATTGATGCGTTCCCTGCAGACAACGCAGTGGTCACTTTTGTCGGCGCGGCCTCCACGGGCTACCCGCAGAATCTGATCTACCAGAAGAATGCGATTACGTTTGCTACGGCTGACCTCTTGCTGCCGCAGGGTGTCGACATGGCTTCGCGCCAGGTTCACAACGGCATCTCGATGCGTATTGTTCGTCAGTACGACATCAACAATGACCGTATGCCTTGTCGTATCGACGTTCTGTACGGGTTCAGCGTGATCCGTCCGCAAATGGCCGTGCGTCTCTGGGGCTAACTTGAAGTGGGGCTTCGGCTCCATCTCAACCATCTTCTTAAAAGGAAATCATCATGGCTCTCCCTAACTCAGGTGGTGGATACCAATTCACCGATGGCAACACCAACGAAATCGTCATGGGCGTTCAAGCAGCGCCCCAGACGGCGACTACCACAGCTACCCTGACTGCTGCGCAAGTTACCGGCGGCCTTTTGGTTGGCACCGCAGGCACCGGCGCCGTAAGCTATACGATGCCTACGGCAGCAGCAATCGACGCTGTGTTTACTAACGCAAAGGTCAACAGCACGTTTGATCTGAAGGTTGTCAATTTGGGCACTTCGTCCGGGGTGATCACAATGGTTGTTGGCACCGGCATCACTGCGGTTGGCAACTTGCTCATCGCTATCACTGGCAGCGCTGCTGGTGTTGGCGGCGCAGCGCAGTTCTTGTTCCGCAAGACTGGTGATGCTGCCTACACGGTGTACCGCATCGCGTAAAGCAACGCCCTCTACGCTCACAAGGCGTAGGGGGCACAAATTCTAGGGGCGATCTGTGGTAATCTATCTGAAGCACCCTGTACACGGCACCAAGGTCGCTATGGCAGAACTTGAGGCCGAGCAAGACGAAAAGAACGGCTGGGTAAGGTATACTCCGGGCGAGCAGGAGCCGGTAAGGCGCCGCCGCAAGGAGTCTGAATGAGCACCACTGCCGGGGACCAGATCAACGGGGCGCTGCGCCTAATCGGCCAACTTGCCGAGGGTGAGACGCCTTCCGCTGCAACGTCCCAGGATGCGCTCACCGCCATGAATCAGATGATCGATTCATGGAGCATTGAGCGTCTGGCGGTGTTCAGCACCCAGGATCAAGTGTTCATGTGGCCCCCCGGCGCTATCAGCCGCACCCTTGGCCCAACCGGCGACTTTGTTGGCAACCGGCCAGTCCTGCTGGATGACTCGACGTATTTTCGCGATCCCGCGAACAACATCTCGTTTGGCATCAAGATTCTCAACCAGCAGCAGTACAACGGCATCGCGGTAAAGACTGTGACCAGCACCTACCCACAGGTGATCTGGATCAACATGACGTACCCCGACATCGAGATGTACGTCTACCCGGTGCCTACCAAGGTGCTGGAGTGGCACTTCGTGTCGGTGGCTGAGTTGACTCAGCCGGCCACGCTGGCGACTGTGCTCACCTTCCCGCCAGGCTACCTGCGGGCGTTCCGGTACTGCCTAGCGTGTGAGATCGCTGCTGAGTTTGGTGTCGAGCCGTCGCCGCAGGTCTCGCGGATCGCCATGACATCCAAGCGCAACCTGAAGCGGATCAACAACCCGGATGACATCATGTCGCTGCCGTACAGCATCGTAGCTTCTAGACAAAGATATAATATTTTTGCAGGCAACTATTGATGGCGGCTAAATGGGTGCAACTCTTGCTTGGCTTTAAGGTACACATCGTGCGCGGCTTCGGGCGTCGTGAACAAACCCAGTCGAATCGGTTTGTAGTCAACTTTGATCTCAGCAAGCCATTTGCTGTTTTCTTTGCGGACGCCCGGAAAGCCGCTTTTGTTGTCTACACGTTTACGGTTTTGCGCGTTCTGAGCGTTTGTAGCTTCTCTCAGGTTACAAAGTCTGTTGTCGGCGCGAACTCCGTTGACATGGTCAAGTTGGCGAGCAGGCCATTCGCCGTGGACGTACAGCCAGGCCAATCGATGCGCGGTGTACAGTGTGTCATCCAACCGGATACCGGCGTACCCGTTTTGCATGCTGCACCCGGCTTTATCGCCAGAACGACATCGGCGCCGCGTCATGTTCCAGGTAAAAATGCCTGTGTCGCGGTCATACTTGACCAAATCTTGCAGGCGGGCTTGCGTAAGTTGTGTGGTAGTCATGCCCCGTATTATATTAAACAAGCCGGGCGGTGTCAAGCGTGAAGACCCCCATTCTTGGGCAGGCATACGTTGCCCGCAGCATCAACGCTGCGGACAACAGGCTCGTCAACCTGTTCCCCGAAGCCATCCCCGATGGCGGCAAGGAAGCTGGGTTCCTGAACCGCGCCCCAGGATTGCAATTCCTCCAGACGGTTGGCACCGGGCCTATCCGGGCCTTGTGGGCGCACCAGACCAACGGGTCGGACTTCTACGTCGTCTCGGGCATTCAGGTCTTCAAGCTCACCAGCACCAGCGCAACGCCTCAATTGCTTGGCACCGTGTCGGGTACAGGCCCAGTGTCCATTGCGGACAACGGCGCAGTGATCTTCTTTGCCTGCAACGGCCCAAGCTACACCTACTTTGAGCCAACGGGCGAGTTCAACCAGATCACGGATGAGAACTTCCCCGGCGCTGTCACCGTCGCGTACATCGACAATCTGTTCGTCTTTAACGAGCCAAACAGCCAGCGCATATACAGCGTCGATACGGTCGACCCGCTAACAGCGCAGTACATCTACCCGCTGGTTTTCAGCGCGACGGATGTCTCCAGCGCCGATGGCTCGCCTGACGGTGTGGTGGCGATCAATGTAGACCACCGGCAGATGTGGGTGTTTGGTACTGACTCGGTCGAGGTCTGGTACAACGCCGGCCTAGCAAACTTCCCGCTCACGCCCGTCCAAGGCGCGTTCAACGAGATCGGTTGCGCGGCCCCCTACTCGGTTGCCAAGCTCGACAATGCGCTGTTCTGGCTGGGCACCGACGCTCGCGGGCAGGGCATCGTCTACAAGAACAACGGCTACAGCGGCGTCAGGGTCTCGACCCACGCCATCGAGTACGCCATCGCCCAGTACGGCAACATCTCGGACGCGGTAGCCTACACCTACCAGCAAGAGGGCCACGCCTTCTACGTCCTGAACTTCCCGTCAGCCAGCAAGACCTGGGTCTACGATGTGTCGGTGCAAGCCTGGCACGAACGCGCCAGCGGCAACGAGGGTCAGTACCGGCACCGGTCAAACTGCCAGTGCAACTTTGGTGGCACGATCATCGTTGGCGACTTTGAGAACGGCAACATCTACGCATTCGATCTGGATGTCTACGCCGACAACGGTCAGATTCAGCGGTGGCTGCGGTCATGGCGGGCGCTGCCGACCGGCCAGAACAACCTGAAGCGCACGGCGCACCACTCGCTGCAACTTGACGCCGAGACTGGCGTTGGGCTGAACGGGATCGACCCATTTGCGCCGTTGAGCAACCTGCTGGCCGAGGGGTTTCCGTTTCTGGCCACAGAGTTGGACGACGACATAACCACTGAGGCCGGCATCGGGCTTCTGGCTGTCACGCCGATCACTACGTCTGATGACCTGCTGACCGAGTCGGGCGAGGACATCCTAGTGTCTGTAGCTACAGTCCAAGGTGTCATCCCGCAAGCCATGCTGCGCTGGTCGGACGATGGCGGGCACACCTGGTCGAACGAGCACTGGCGCTCGATGGGCGCTATTGGCCAGTACGGCTACCGCACCATCTGGCGCAGGCTGGGCATGACCGAGAAGCTCCGGGACCGGGTTTACGAGGTGTCAGGCACTGACCCGGTGAAGATCGCCATCATGGGCGCTGAACTGTTCATCACCCCGACCAATGCTTAACGTCACCCAAGTCCCGGCGCCGCGTGTGCCCCTCGTTGACAGCAGTTCAGGACTGGTGTCAACGGAGTGGTTCCGGTTCTTCAATGGGTTGTATGCGGTTGTCGGAGCGAACCAGAACGTCATTCAGCCGGCCAATGGCGGCACGGGGCTGTCGGCCACCCCCACAAATGGCCAACTGCTGATTGGCAACGCTGCCGGGTATACGCTCAACACACTGACGCCAGGTGCTGGCATCAGCATCACCAACGGCGCCGGCACCATCACGCTTGCCAACGCGGGCGTATCGTCCTGGTCTGGCGGCACTACCGGCCTGACCCCGGCCACGCCAGCCACAGGCGCTGTCACCCTGTCGGGTCTGCTCAACGTCTTCAGCGGCGGCACGGGGCAGAGCAGCTACACCAACGGCCAACTGCTGATCGGCAACACCTCGGGCAACACGCTGGGCAAGGCGACGCTGACCGCAGGCAGCGGGATTGCGATCACCAATGGCGCCGCAGCCATCACCATTGCCTCGGACAAGGCATACGGCTCGTTTTACGATACCACCACGCAATCTGGCGTTGCCCTTACTGCCACAGCAATCACGTTCAACTCGACAGAGCTATCGTATAACGTAGCTATTGGAACGCCAACATCTAGGATTGTTGTAACCCGCGCCGGCATCTACAACATCCAATTTAGCGCAGAAATATCAAACCCTTCTGCTGCAATTGACGACGTAACAATTTGGATTCGACAGAACGGCGTCAATTTAGCCAATTCCGCTGGTATTGTTGGAACGCCGCCAAAACACGGCGGCGTTAACGGCCACACAATTATTGGTTGGAACTATATTTTGCAAGCCGCCGCCAATGATTATTTTGAGTTGTACTGGATTACCGACAACGGTACGACTCAAATCTTGACCTACCCAGCATCCGCATCGCACCCGCAAGCGCCGTCGATGATTTTGACCGTACAACAGGTATAACATGAGCACAATCCTCTCCCCGGCACCAAAGTTGCAGTTCTTCACCGAAGGCGGCATTCCGTTGGCCGGAGGGAAGCTCTACTCCTACGCTGCGGGCACCACGACGCCGCTGGCGACGTACACCACCTCGACAGGCACTCAGAACAACACTAACCCGATCATCCTCGATAGCCGGGGCGAAGCGGCGGTGTGGTTGGGCGCGGCCTCGTACAAGCTGAAGCTGACTGACTCCACCGATGTGGAGATTTGGACTTCTGACAACATCACCACCCAAGACGCCATCAACGCTCTGACTGCGTTTGAGGCTAGCCTTGCCAGCACCCAAGGGTCATCCCTTGTCGGATACGTCCCCGCCAATGGCCCACCAGGCCGCACGGTGCAGGCCAAGCTGCGCGATGTGGTCAGCGTCAAAGACTTCGGCGCTGTCGGTGACGGCACTACGGACGACACCACTGCACTACGGGCGGCCATCGCTTACTGCGAGAGCGCTGAGCAGTACGGTGGACGGGCGCTGTACATCCCCGGCGGTCGCTACTTGATCACCGGCGCATTGACCCTCAGCAAAGAGTTCATCACGATCTTTGGCGACGGCGCTTGGGAGTCTCGCATCTACGCTGTCGGCCTGTCCACCAGCGCCCTGACCACGGCCGCTATGCAGTACTTGCGGCCGTTCCTGCATGATTTTGCGGTTGAGAACACCGGCACCGGCAAAGGCATCGACTTTGGCAACATCTTTGGCCAGGTCTACTTGGGCGAGCTGAAGAACCTCTACATTGAATCGGGCGATGACGGGTTCTACGCGCCGCGCTTCTTCTCGATGGTGATGATGAACGTGTCGTCGCTCAGTCGGACGGGCCACTCGTTCCGCGTTGCTTGCGGGCCTGGCGTGAACTGGATTGGTTGCTACGCGTTGGAGTGCGGACCGGGCAAAGCAGGCTACAGGCTTCGCGGCTCCATCCTGCTGAACGCCTGCAATGGCTTGAACGAAGGCGACTTCTGGGGCGTCTTTGGCAGCAACCCGACAAACCTTGACGGGTTCCAAAACGACTTTGCGGACAACGATTTTCCTGACATTACGTTGCTCAACTGCAACCTTGAGCGTTGGGGCAGTCTGACCACCGGCGGCGAAGCCGTCCGCGTTGTCAACGTTTATCGGGCGTTCACTTTCATAGGCGGGAAGATTGATCGGTTCGATTTGGCGACCAATTACTCTGCCATCATCAATTGCTTTGCCGGGTCCAACGGCGGCACTGAGCCGGTGCGGCTGGGCATAGGCGCGCTGTTCCTCGGCGGCGGCACGCCATCGTTGGCGAATCTGTACTCGGCCGGCCAGGCGTTCTACTTCGACACCAACGACCAGTTCTACACCGGCGGCATCACCTCATTCAAGCAAGGCGCCACGGTCTATCCGATCCTGCGGCAGTGGGTGGCCGGCGACATCTACGGCGACAACGCCCATTATTTCAGCGCCATCTCGCCCCGACGCACTAGCTTGCAGATGGTGCGGTACGATGAATTCCCCGCGCCGGTGTTTACGGCGACCATAGCTGCTTTTACAATGACCGTCACCGCAGTGTCGACGGGCGTTCTTTCCATAGGTCAAGTGCTGACAGGCGGCGCCATTACGGCGGGAACCTACATCACGGCTTTTGTTAGCGGCGCTGGGGGCGTAGGAACCTACACGGTCAGCGCATCCCAAACGTTAGCCAGCACGCAGCTTACGGGCACTTCGCAACTGACTCCTGTTGGTGCGGCGCAAGTCATCAACGTCACGGGCCACACCAAGGTGGTGGTGACCCCGGCAGCAGCGGCCAGCATTACGCAAGCGACGTTCAACGCCACAACCAATGTGGTGTCGGACTACGGGCGCAACGGCGATCTGCTCATCGAGGCGGGCAACGCCAACCTGACGATCAATCATTCCGCATCCGGCGCCAACACGTTCAAGCTGGCAGGCGGCGTCAATCTGGCACTGGCAGCAGGGCAGGTGGTGCGCTTCTGTCTATCCGACACCGGCGGCAACTGGTGGCAAGTCTAAAAAGGACCAATCATGGCTGGCGTTAAAATTTCAAATCTGCCCGTTGTAGCGGTCACGCCGCTGACGGGCGCCGAGCTTCTTGCTGTAGTTCAGGGAGGCGTCACTTCGCAGACTACGGTGGCGCAGTTGTTTAATTACGTTGAGCCTAACTTGTACTTGTACGAGAACTTGGCTGTGGTCTCCACTGACTACACTATCAGCACCAACTACAACGCAATGAGCGCCGGCCCTATCACGATCAATTCCGGCGTATCGATTACCGTCCCCACTGGCTCCTCTTACTCTGTTGTCTAAGGAAAAATCATGACCGTAACTATCAATGGCGCAGGCACCATCACCGGCCTGACCTCGGCAGATGTGCCGCAAGTCAATGTCACTACCAAACTTCTTGTTGGTGGGCCTACTACCAGCGTAGGCGCTCAAGGCGTCCAAGTCTACGGGCTGGCATCCACTGGCGCGCAGAACATCTTGCAGCGGGCGTACTCGGACACCACAAATGGCGCCAGCCTTCTGTTGCTGAAAACTCGTGGGACAACTGCTACGTCTACCACTGCGGTGCAAAGCGGCGACACTCTTGGAGCAGTAACTTTTCTAGGCGCAGATGGAACGTTAAACCAAGCGTTTGGCGCCTTTACAGGCTTTGTTGACGGCGCGGTTTCTGCTGGCACCGTTCCTACGGCAGTCTCAATCACCACCGGCACCACTTCTGGCACCGAGCGGATGCGCATCACCAGCGCCGGCCTGATGGGCATCGGTACTGGCACCCCGGCGTCTTGCGCCATTGTGGACGTCACCTCGACGACACTGGGGTTCAAGTTCCCGGTGATGACCACCACGCAGAAGAACGCCATTGCGGCGCCGGTTGCCGGTCTGGTGATCTTCGACTCGACGCTCGCCAAACTGTGCGTCTACTCTGGTTCTGCCTGGCAGACCATCACTTCGACATGAAGACCCCCGCCTGGCAGCGCAAGGAAGGCAAGAACCCCGAGGGCGGCTTGAACGCCAAGGGCCGCGCCTCGTACAACAAGGCCAACCCTGGCAAGCCTGGGCTGAAGCCACCGCAGCCCGAGGGCGGGCCGCGAAAGGACTCGTTCTGCGCCCGGATGGGCGGCGTGCCGGGTCCGATGAAGGACGCCAAGGGCGAGCCTACCCGCAAGGCGTTGGCGCTGAAGAAGTGGAAATGCTAGTCGAACTCGACATGCGGGCGAAGGTTGAGGCTCTTCAAGTCGAGCTTTCAAAACAGCCCCAGTACGAGCCGATCACAAGCCACACGTTTCATGGCGGCATGTACTGCCGCCAAGTGTTCCGACATGCTGGCGTGCTGGTAGTTGGCAAG